TCTGTTTTGCTTGGCAGGAAAATTGTCGCGGTGCGCTACCTTGACCAAGAGGAAGCCGACAGGCTTGGATGGTATGGGCGTTCCGTTGTGATTCATTTAGACAACGGGCATCTGGTATGGGCGAGCCGTGACGACGAGGGCAACGATGCCGGAGCGTTATTCACGACTGACCCGAAAGCCGACACGCTGCCAGTATTGGGTGCAGCATGACCCCGACAGACTACGCGATTGCCGAAATGGTCTTATATGGACTAGTGGTTTTTATATTGGCTTGCATTGTTCTGAGGAAGCACTTATGAACCCGATACGCATTAACAGGGCGACGTTATCTGAACTGGTGTGGAGCAAGTTGCCGTATATACACAGGCAATTGGGCTATCAGTTTGCTGAGTTGGAGCGGCTACGGTCGCAAGCGGACTACAACACGGGATCTATCAGCGACACCGACGCCATCGACTTGCAGCATATCGTGAGCCACTTTCAGCCGACGGTGGTCGCGGAGGTGGGGACGTTTATCGGGCGCAGCACGGCAGCGATGGCCCTAGCGATGCCTAAGGGCGGGGTGATTCATACTTGCGATGCCAGCAATGCGATTGCATTACCCGAACTGAACCCCGACGTTCAAGTAGTCCAGTATCCGCGCAAGGGTTCCACCGAAATGTTCGAAAGTCTTATATCGGCCAAGGTTAAGGTGGACTTGTTTTATATCGACGGTCGATTGAGTCCGAAGGATACGCAACTGGTTTGGGAGTTAGTGCACGACAAGACGGTGATCGTTTTGGATGACTTTGAAGGCGTTGAGAAGGGCGTGGCGAATGCCATGCTGCTCTTGCAGCAGTTCCCTAATCATGCGTTGGTGTACCCGCGTGATATCGGCAAGACGGCGATGATGTTGCCGAGCGGGTTGTTGCAGTTTACCGCGCAATAAGCGCGTAGAGCCCCGAGGCTATTGCGACAACAAACGATAACTTAGCGAGCATGATCAAGGTTTCTTCAGCCCTGCGAACTTTGCGGTCGTAATAGTCTTGGGTGTCTGGATCGCTCACGACAGATGCTTCAACTTGTATAGCGCACTCAAGTAATGAGCCACGATTTCGTCGATGATGTTCTGGATAGCGGTTTCTTCGCGGTCGCAAAAGTCATATCGGCCTTTGTCGATTTGCGAGACTTGATCTTCCAGAAACTCCACGATATCGCGGTTCTTATCGGCAGACATGAGCGAGACTGGCCCCATGAGTCCATGACGACCCTGCCATGCTTCGGCAAAGGTATCGGCAAGCTCTGGGAGCCCTTCATAAAACTTCTGTGTGGCCTTGTGAACGGCATACGAGCGCGTATTGAGATGAACGCTGTGAGCAACGTCACGCGCCAGAAACAAGAGTCCGATGAAGTCTGCGGCTTTCATGGCCCTAGCCTACCCCCACGGCTACGGACTTTCAACTTCAAGGGGCTTGCGCTCTATCCCGCGAGGGCGTAAGTTAAGCAAGCGGGTTGTTTTCAATAGCACTCTACAGGAGAGAGCACATGGACAACGAAACAGAATCACAGGAATTGGATCGTGCGTATCGGGAATATAGCGAGGTTCAGCAAAAGCTAGAACAAGCCGCCCAAGAGGAAATTATGCGCGCAGTCGCACAAGCGGAGCGGACGTTAGTGGCGTTTAATCACTTTCTCTCGAAGGTTTTATGAGTAGTTACCAATGCCAACGCTGTAAGGCGACGTTCTCCGAGCCGGGGGAGTACCGATGGAAGGAGCGCGTGGAGTATTGGGGTTGCGTGACGATGGAGACTTTTTCGGAGCCTTGTTGCCCCGAGTGTGGCTGCGAGGACTTTGACGAGTGCGAACTGCAAGACGATGAATGAGAGTGAGTTTAGAAAGTATTACGGCTTGGAGCCGAAGAAAGTGGTGCGCTGCCCCGAGTGTGGGACGGAGCACCGGGGGCGATGTTTTTATTTGCGCTCGCGTAAGCACCGCAAGTCTGGCCCCATCGAAGTGCGACGTTATATCGCCACTAAGCGGCAACGGCAGACAGTCTTAAAGGTACGCCGATTGATTAAGGAGTTAAGCGATGCAGTCGAAGAAGGACGACGAAGCGCCCGACGAGCGAATTACCCGAAGGGTGCATCAAAAGACTCGCGTAGAGCAACTTTGGGAGCAGATTGTTCAAAAGCAAAAAGAAATACGCTTTCTCGAAATGGAATTACAAAGGACCGACCCGGATGAACTGGCTAAAGACTCTGATTGAAAGATGGAGAGCTGATATCAACCGAAAGTGGGCGAGCGTGCCACCGCCGAATTGGGCGTGCAGCCGCCGCAGAACTGGAGGGCATTACTGGTGAGACAGATGGAATACACGCAGGACCGGCTACGGAAGCGGATTTCTGACTTGGAGACAGAGATTGAGCTTCTGAAGTTAGAGCATGAAAAGAAATCTGGCGCAGCGATGGTGGCCGAAATCATGTTGTGTTTGATTGTCTTTGTGATTGGGTATGCCGCCGGGAGTTTGTTATGAAAGTCGAGCTTTGTGTTGAGGGCATGAATACGCTCGTGCGCGCTGATCTGAAAGACACGTTGAAAAGTCTGCGTGATGATCTGAAGCGCCGCAAAGCCGGTGGAACGCTCGCTATCTTTCACAACAATCAAGCCGAAGATATCCGCGAATTGCAGCGGCATGTGGATGCGTTTCGATTGGTGCTGAAGTATTACGGAGAAGAGTGATGGCTAAGTTGCCTTATACATTTACGATTTATCCTGACCAACCGAATCCGAAACAGATCACGGCGAGCTGTCCCGAAATTATATGGCGGCTCATGAACAGCCCGGACGGCGATCTGACAATCAATCAGCACCGAGACTTTGCTTGGGATTCTTTTCATCCCCGTGCGGCAACGTCTGACATGAGCAGTTTCATTAAGCAAAAGAAGAAACCGCGATGACCCGCGACGAGATTGTGCAGATCGCATGGGACTGCGGAATACTGATGCGCTCGCACCAGCATCAAGAAGAGCCGACGAAGTTGGAGCGGTTTGCCGAACGGATTGCCGCCGCCGAGCGGGAGGCGTGTGCTGAATTGTGCCAAGAAATGGAAGACAGAGAAAACCCATACGAACGGAATGTCGCTGTCTTGGACTGCGCGTCTGCAATTCGGGCGAGGGGTGAGGTATGACCGACCCCAACGCTCGCGGAGGAGTACGCCGCTATCTGGATACCGTGCCGCCCGAGGAATACCTACCTAATACGGGCGAGGTGAACCTTCTGGAAATGTCTCTGACGGGCCTTGCCGATCTTTACGGCAGCGACAAAGGCACGATTAAGCATCGTTATGCCGAAGTCTACGAACCGCTGATTAACTTTCTCTGCGCGCAGCAAGGCGACAACCGACGCACGGCTCAGCTTGTGATTGCCGAAGCCGGTGTAGCGTGTGGCGCGTCACTCCACATGTGGTCGCATTATCTACCTGAGTCTACGATAGTGGGTTATGACGTTAGGCCCGAGTGCGCGAATCTGTGCAAGGGTTTGAATAACGTGCAGATTGTGATTGGCGATCCTGCCAAGATGCCCGAGCCCGAAGACGCGCCATTTGACCTCTTTATAGATGACGCAAGCCATATCTCTGAGCAGATTGTGGAAATGTTCAAGAACTGCTGGCCGTGGGTGCGAAGCGGTGGGTATTACATCATTGAGGACTTAGGCTGCACTTATAGCCCGTCTTATACCGAGCAATTCAGAACGCATTTCGATCCGGCTGCGGTGAATGACCGCAGAGCCATCTTGACAATGATGGATCACTTAATGAGGTGCGTTGACCTACGCGCTGAGATTGCAGAGATGAATTACTACCCGCAACTTTTGGTGCTGAGGAAGCTATGAGCGAACTAGACCCGACTAACTTTGATTACATCTCTCAACCGGAGGCCCAAGAAGATGAAAAAGTCTGGTGCAAGATCAGCCCCGATGGGGAGTTGGAGCTTTTCGAGTGGGACTATGTGGAAAAGATTGCGCGTGAGTTTGACACTTTGGGTGCGGCGGCTAAAAAGAGCAACGCGCATGTCATCTGCAAGCTCGCAGTATTGATTCGCAAGCAAACGCTTGAGCGAGCAGCGGAAGTGTTACTCAAGTATAACTCTGCCCCGGCAGGCGCTTCGACCATTATGCTGAGAGATCCTCTGGAGGACGCATGAGCCTGTTTGTTTTTTTCCATGTGGGCGACGACATTACGTTCCCGACTAAGATGGTGGCTTCGCTGAGGGATGTGATGCCGGATGCTGAAGTGATCATGTGCACCGACGATGCCACGCCGGAAGTGCCCGGTGTCTCAGAGCGCAAGATTTCAAAAGGCGACGTTAAACAAATTATGTACTGGCGCACCCGCGCTTTTGCGGAGGCGAAGATCATGCGCCCTGCGATGTATATCGACACCGATATGCTTTTTATGCTGCCTGTGAATCCGGCTGCGATTCTGGATGACCGGGAGATTGTGTTCTGCCGCCGCTCATTTGACCGTGATGTAGGGTTCAATGGCGGGCAGCGGGACGGGGTATTCAAGCAATACCACGGTATCCCTTTGGGCACGTTGTATCCCTACTTGGGCTGCGCGACGGTGACGAAGAACTATCACGCATGGAAGGGGCTTGCGATTCTGATGGGCTTTATGAACGCCAACTTTAAGCAATGGTATGGCGATCAAGAGGCGCTCAAGGTGTACTCACACATGCTTTATCCCGAACTGGTGGGTGAGATGCACGAAGCAGATTACGCCTGCCTGCCCGACCGGATGACTGAGGGTCAAGTGCCGTACATCCTGCACTACAAAGGCCCTGCTCGTAAGGAGGCGTTCTTAAATGCTTAAAGTGTTTGTGGGGTGGGACAGCCGCGAGGACGTTGCCTATCAGATATGCGCTCACTCGCTCAGGCTGCACTCATCTATCCCGTTAGAGATTGTCCCGATAAAGCAAAGCGAGCTGCGCGAACAGGGCATCTATTGGCGTCCGGTCGATACGCTCGCGTCTACGGAGTTCAGCCTCACGCGGTTTCTGACTCCATATCTCGCGGGGTATTCCGGCTGGGCCTTGTTTTGCGACTGCGATTTTCTTTTCCGGGGGGACATTGCGACTTTGTTTGACTACGCCGACGGGGCAAAAGCGTGCTTCGTGGTACCGCACGATTACAGGCCGACCGAAACGGTCAAAATGAATAACCAACCTCAGCACAACTACCCCCGCAAGAACTGGTCGAGTTTCATGTTCATTAACTGCGAGCATGAACAAGTTAAGCGGCTCACGCCAGAACTGGTCAACGTCGCCACTCCCGCGTATCTTCACAGGTTTGAGTGGCTGACCGACGATGTAATCGGACACTTGCCGATTGCGTATAACTACCTAGAAGGTTGGCACACCCGAGATCAATGCCCGAACCCGATTGGCGTACACATGACGCGCGGCGGTCCATGGTTTAAGGACTGGACTGAGGTGGAGTACGGGCGCGAATGGATGGCAGTAGCAGCAACAATATGAACAAGTACGCAAAAGCTATTAAAAGGTTAGAGGCAGCGTTCCAAGCCGGGAAGTACGGCGAGGCGATGGATTTATGTAACTACGCAATCTCCCTCGCGCCGAAGGAAATCATTCCCTACCGGGCTAAGGCGCGGCTCTTGCAGATTGAGCGCAACTTTGTCGAGGCCGAGCGGTATTACGATGCCGCAGAACGCCGTGGCAAGTTGGATGCCGATGACTACGTGAACCGAGGCATCGTGAAAGGGGAGCTGCAAAAGTACGACTCTGCCATTGTGGATTTTACGAAGGCGTTAGAGATCAATCCTAAGTACGGCCATGCGTTTGTTCAGCGTGGTGCATGCAATTGGGAGATGCGCCGCTGGGATGAAGCGCAGAAGGACTTTGAAAAAGCGAATGAACTTGACCCGAGCAACGCCAATGCGAACTGGATTTTGGGATTACTTGCTCTGCAACGGAATGACTTCAAGACGGGTTGGCCTTTGTATGAGCGGCGGTGGAATAGCGAGCGGTTCAAGAGCAGACCGCTACAGAGTAATAAGCCGCAATGGAATCTAGGGGCTGAGCAGAAGTCGGTATTGGTATGGGGCGAGCAGGGCATTGGCGATCAGATTATTTATGCCTCCATGCTCCCGGCGATTCGCAAGAACGTGGACCGAGTAACCGCTATGGTGGACCCGCGACTGGTGACGATCTTCAACCGGTCGATGCCGGAAGTCACGTTCATCTCGCACCTTGAGAAAGTCCCGGCAGATTTGCATGACTCGCACATTCCGTTTGCGAGCGTAGGCCGGTGCTTTATTTACGAACTGAATGACATTCACACGCACGTTGCCCGCAAGTATCTGAAGGCAGACCCGGAACTGGTGGAGAAGTACCGCGCAGAGACTGGGTTTACCAAAGACAAGCTGACGGTCGGCATTTCATGGGCGTCGAGCGCCATCAAGATCGGGCCGCACAAGTCGGTCAAACTGCAAGAAATGCTGCCTTTCTTGAAGGACGAGTATCAGATTTTGAACCTGCAATATGGCAGCAGCCGAGATGCCGTGGAGGAGTTCAACCGAGCGCATGGTACGAACATCGTGACGACGGGCGTGGACTTAGTGAAGGACTTTGAAGGGCTGGCTGCGCTTTGTTCGCTTTGTGATGTCATCGTTGCCGTAAGTAGCTCGACCGTGCATCTCGCCGGGGCCTTGGGATGTAAGGTGCTTCTGATGGATGCCAACAAGCTCTGGTATTGGGGCAACAAGAATGGCGACATGAGCGCGTGGTATCCGAGCATTAAGATTTTCTCGCGCGAGAACATGATTTCACCGTGGGACAACGTGATCGAAGCCGTCACTAAAGAACTGGAGGGGATGGGACATGATCGACGACATTAGCGAACCGGGCGCTTGGGCGAACGAGCTGAAGGCTGCGCCATGGGCTTACGGCCAGAGCCAATCCAATCAAGTGCGCCAGTCTTTGCAGGACATTAGGGCAAAGGGATTGTGGATTGAAGCAGATGTTCTGGAGCGTGAAATCAGGACATTGACGCAAGAATTGACTAGTTTGAGAGGAATAAAATGAGCGAGGTTAAAGATGCAGTCCGAAGATACTTGGCGACTATCGGAAGCCGAGGTGGAAGCGCTGCTTCAGGTGATAAGAAGCGAAGACCTAGAGAGCATTACCAACGCATGGCCAAACTCTCGCATGCTCGACGAAAGGCCAAGAAGAAAGGAACCGACAATGGACCCGGTAAATCCGTCGCACTACAAGAAGGGTGAGATTGAATGCATTGATGCCATCCGGTCAGCCCTGACCCCGGAGGAGTGGCGGGGGTTCTTGAAGGGTACCGCGATTGCCTACCTCTGGCGGCTTGGGCATAAGGATGCCGTGGAGCAAGATGCCCGTAAAACCCTGTGGTACGTGGAGTGGCTTGCAGGCAACGATCTTT